ACGGCGCGACGCAGGGTCAGGAGCTGCTCGCCGAACAGGTCAGCGTCATCGAACCCGGCGCGATCGGCTCCGACACCGCGATCGCCGCTTCGGGCTACGTGTGGGCCGGCGTGTGGAACGCCTCGACCGACCCGCGGGCGTGGTTCACCAACAAGCGGCGCATGAAGGACTACGTCAATCTGGCGCTGGTCAAGGCGATCCGCCTCCGCCTCGGCGTCGACAACGTCACGCCGCATGCGGTGCAGGCGGTGCTCAACGACATGGTCAACTTGGGCTCGTGGCTGCTGTCGAAACAGATCAGCATCGGCTTCAGCGTTTCGTTCGTGCCGAGCCAGAACAGCCCGTCGCAGCTGCAGCAGGGCCAGTTCGTCGTCGCCTTCGCCAACGAAGTGCCGGCGCCGATCACGCAGGTGACCGTCAATTCGAGCGACGATCCCGACGCGCTCACCGTCGAACTGGCGACGATCATCGCCCAGTCCGGCACCATCGCGCCGCAGTATCTCACCGCCTGACGAGCGAAGGCGGCAGTCGGCATTCGGCAGTCGGCAGTGGGCGGGGTAGCTCCCGGCCGCGACCGACCGCCGCTTCCCCGACTGCCGACTGCCGATCACCGACTGCCTTCCCAGGAGCGAATTCATGGCCACGATCTATATCCCCGAAGCCGTCAACATCTTCGTCGGCGACCAGGGTCCGGACAATTCGAAGCATCTCAAGATCACCGACGTCACGCTGCCGGTGCTCGGGGAAAAGACCGTCGAGCACCACGCCGGCGGCTCGATCGGCGCGATCGAAATCGGCGGTCTCGGCATCAACGCGCTGACGCTCGGTTTCAAGCTGGTCGGCTTCGATCCGCAGTCGGCGGCGCAATTCGGCCTCGGCGGCTCCGGCCAGTTGCCCTACACCGTCTACGGCGCGGTGCGCGACAAGCAGACGGGGACGGCGATCGAACTCAAATCGACCGCCTGGGGCCGCATGGTCAAGCTCGACTCCGGCACGATCAAGCGCGGCGACGCCAGCGAGCAGACGCACGAGATCAAGGAAATCACGCGTTACGCGCTCTATTGGAACAAGGTCGAGCTCTATTATTACGACTATTTCGCCTCGATCTGGCGCGTCAACGGCGTCGACCAGTACGCCGACGTCAATGGCATCCTGCGCATCGCGGGGTGAGGGGCCGCTTAGCCGCGCGCCGCCTTGCGCTCGGCGCGGCGGCTGAGCGTCGCCGCGTCGCGCGGAATGACGATCGAACTGAGCAGCGCGACGGGGAAGACGACCGCGCCGAAGACCCAGTGCAGCCAGAATGAGCGACCTTTGTGGCGCGCGATCGCTCCGGGGATCGCGCCGAGCGCGCCGGCGGCGATGACGGCGAAGATCCAGTGCCAGAGCGAAAGTCCGCCGTGCATCGCCGTTCCCCTATCCGTCGCTGCGGTGCGACGGGCGGCAATTATAGAACCTCGCGATCATGAAAGGAATTCTGATGAGCGACGAAACGCCGCGGGTTGTGACGGACAGGCCGCGCTTCAAGGCATTCCCGCTTGTCTGGCCGTTCGAATTTGACGGCAAGCGTTACGAGGCGGTTGGTCTCAAGCGTCTGACCGCCGGCGAGGTCGCCGTCTTCCAGGAGGCGGTGGCGGCGCTGCCCGAGGGGGTGGACGCGCAATGGCCGATTTATTGTGACGCCGATGGGGCGGCGCTGCCGCCCGGCGCGCTGGCGGCGCTCGACGACGACGACAAATTCGAACTGGACAAGGCGGTGCGCGATTTTTTGCCCCGCCGGTTCCAGGCCGCCCTGGCGAGCGCTTCGGACCAAGCCAATGGCGGCTCTACCGCGTCGCCATAGGCAACGTCGCACACTGGAGCCTGACCGATCTGATGGCGATGCCGTGGGACGCGTTTATCGCCGAGCTGATCGTTGTGCGTCATTTCGAGGGATGGGATAAATGACCAGCCTGACCTCGACGCTAACGCTGCAGCTCAAGGACGACGTCTCCAAGCCGGCGCGCAGCGTCGCGATGGCGCTGCGCGACGTCGAAGCCAACATCAAGATGGTCGCCAAGGGTATGGCGGCGACCGGCGCCACCGACAAGTTCGTCGCCTCGCTCGGCAAGCTGAAGCTATCCAAGGCTGACATTCAGGCGGTCGCCACCGCCTGGCGCGACTACGCCAAATCGGCGGCGTTGGCGGCGGATTCGTCGCAATGGACGGCGAAACAGATCAGCGACGTGCGCAATTGGGAGCGCACGACCCTGTCGGCCTTGCGCACCGTTAAGAGCGAACAGGCCGCCTATGCCCGCCAGCTTGCTCGCATGCCGCCGCCCCCCGGCCTGATGCGCCGCGCCGGCGGGGCAATCGGCGGCTTGCTGCCGTTCGCCGGGCCGGCGACCCTCGGCGCGGTGGCGAAGGGCGTCGAGGGCGCGGCGCAGCTTCAGGGCCAGGATATCGCCAACAAAGTGGCCGGGATTCCGGCCGGCGAACGCACCGCCGCCAACCGTCAGGCGATCGTCCTCAGCGGCAAATATGCCAACCTCGGTGCCGCTGAAGTGATGCAGACCTATCGTGAGTTGCGCTCGGTGCTGCGCGACACCGCCGAAGTCCCTGGCATGATGGACGTCGTCGTGCGCGCGAAGTCGGCGATGGCGGCGAGCGGCCTCGACGAAAGCGGCCTTGTCTATGCGCTGAAGTCGGCGGAAATGCTCGGCAAGGCGGGATCGCCGGTGCAGATGGAAGCGTTCCTCAACGCCTTCGTCAAGGCGCAGCAGGTCGAAGGCAAGACCATTACGCCCGAGCAATTGTTCGACTTCGCCCAGCAGCTCAAAGCCGCCGCGCCGAACTTGTCGGCGGCGTTCGTCAATACGCTTGGGCCGTTGCTGTCGCAGGAAATGACCGGCGGCCGCGCCGGTACGTCGGTGCAGCAGTTCGAGCGGCAGATTCAGGGCGGCTTCCAGGGCCAGCTTCACGCCGCCGCCAAAGAGTTCGTCTCGATCGGCCTGGCCAAAAAGACCGACTTCGAGACGACCAAGACCGGCGAAATCAAAGGCATGAAGCGCGGCCATACAGTAGTCGGCGCGGAACTGGCGAACACCGACCCGGACAAGTGGGTCTATACGGTGCTGGTTCCGGCGCTGCACAAGGCCGGGTTCAAGACCACCGAGGAGATGATCAAGGAACTGCCGCGGCTGTTCCCCAACAGCAATGCGGCGAACCTAGTCGCCAAGTTCATCCAGCAGCAGGATCAATGGGCGGCCAAGGCCGATCGCGTTGCGGCGGGCGAGGGGCTCGACGCCGCCAACGATCAGATGAGCGGCGTCACGGTTGCATGGGGCGCGGTGAAGAAACAGATCGGCGACCTGGGGGCGGTGTTCGACTCGCCGGCGATGAAGGACATCGGCGCAGGCTTGGCGGCGCTGGCGTCAGGGATCGGCGAAGCCAAGCTCAAAGTCTACGATTTCGCTCAGGCGTTTCCGCTCGCCGCGCGCGGCCTGGCCGATCTCGGCGTCGCCGCCGGCCTGGCGGCTGGCGGATTCCTGTCGCTGAAGTTGTTGACAGGATTCACTGGCGGCTTCGGGCTCAAGACCTCGGCGGTGGCGCTCGACGAATCCGCGGCTGCGTTGACGGCGGCGGCCGAGCGGCTCGGCGCCGCCGGCGGCGTCGGCGGTCCCGGCGGCAAACCGGGCAAGAAGGGCGGCTCTTGGCTCGGTGGCTGGGGCTGGCCGCTGTTCGGCGCGACGGTGGCGAAAACCGTGGCCGACGTCACCGACCCCGAAGGCAACTTCTGGGGCCTGACCACGCCGCTCGACCGCTGGATGCAGCGCAACTGGGGCTTCAATTTCAGCGCACAGGACGTTGTCCCGGCGGAAGCCGCGCCCGAAAAGGACATGATCGCCAAGGCGCCTCAACCGCTCAAGGACGCGCCGCCGGCCGCCGCGCCGTGGCAGGCGACGCCCTCCCAGCGCGCGATGGCCGGCGCGTATGGTTTCGCGATCCCCGACGTCAAGCCGAAGGCCGACGAAGCCAAGGCGGCGCTCGACGCCCTCAACGGCACCGTCAAGCCCGATGTCGATCTGTCGGCGCTCGACGCGGCGATCGCCCGCATCGCGCAAGTGCGCGACGGGCTTGCGTCGCTCGGCCGGTTCGGCGGCGGCCTCGCCTCGTCGCCGTCGCTCGGCGCGACGCAGCGCGGGCGTTTCACCTTCGGCGGCGTCTCCGGGGAGTAGCGCATGCTCTATATGCTCGGCGACGTCGCGTTCGAACTCCAACCGACCAACCTCGACACGGTCAACCGCGAGCGCGGCCAGGATTGGGCGGCCAAGGCGATCGTCGGCGCGCAGAAGCCGCGCGAGGCGATGGGCGTCGCCGACGCGCCGATGACGCTGTTCGGCAAACTGTTCCCGCATCGTTACGGCCTGGGCGGCCTCGAGGCGCTGGAGGCGATGGCGGAGGGAACCGCGCCGCAGATGTTGATCCGCGGCGACGGGACGGTGCTGGGTTGGCATTGCATCGAACGGGTCAAGGAAAAGCACACCTATCTCGACAATGAAGGCGTCGGCCGGGTGATCGACATCGAGATCACGCTGACGCAATCGCCGACTGGGCCCGGCGCCGGCGCAATGATGAGCCTGCTGCAAGGACTGTTCTGATGGCGACCTTGCAAACGCTTGTCTTCCCCAACGCCGACACGCCGCTCGACTTGCTGTTGTTCGTCGCGCTGAAGCGCGAGGTTTCCGGCTTGGTCGAGGATACGTTGGCGCGCAATCCCGGCCTCGCCGCGTTGGGGCCGTTTCCGCCGCAAGGGACGCAGGTCGTCGTTTCCGTGCCGCCGCCGGCGTCGACCACGCCGCCGCCGCCGGTGGTGAGACTCTACTGATGAGCGAGGCGGCCTACCGCATCTCCATCGACGGGAACGACGTCTCGAGCGCGTTCGCGCCGGTGTTGATCTCGCTGACGATCACCGATTCCGATGGCGGCAAGGCCGACACCTGCGAAATGGAGTTCGACGATTCCGGCGGCCAGATCGCTCTGCCGGCTCCTGGCGCCGAGATCGAAGCGCTGCTGTGGTGGGTCGATCCGCCGGCCGGCGCCAGCGCCGGCGCGGTGCAGTTCACCGGCGTCACCGACGAACCGAAGTCGCACGGCTCGCGCGGCGGCGGACGGACGCTGTCGATCTCGGCCAAATCCGCCGACCTCAAGGGCAACGGCAAGCACAAGAATTCGAAGCATCTCGACAACCAGAGCTTCGGCGCGGTGGCGCAAGCCTGGGGCTCGGCCGCCGGCTATCAGGTCAGCGTCGA